AATACCCTGGGAGGAAGGGAGTTTGAGAAGATTAATCGAAATATCCGGAAATAGTGTTTCGGTAGCTGCTTTATTCAGCATTTCCTTAAGCGTTCGCTTCTACCTGTAAATAAATTTCAGCTTTCCGATACCGCCATCTGCTCATAGATAATCTGGCTCTTAGCATACTCGTCCATAGTTCCACCACTAACACCATAACCAATCTTTGCTCCTGATTTTCGCTTACTATCCTGAGTCCAAATTTCATGCACATACATTCCTGGCTTCTTATATTGTGTTTGAATAAAATCTGAGATTTCATTGCAAAGCGAATCCGACAGAGTCACCTTCATTTCAATAGCTGCGTAAGATGAACTAAAGTAGTCTCCCTTGTTTTTTTGTTAATATCTCCTGACTTGTGGAACTCAGTTCCACAAGTTAAATCTACTCTGCTACCTTGACGGCTCATAGCTTCCATCTTCATCTTAAAGCTAAATGCCCTTTCACTCGGAAGTATTTCTTCCCTCTGAATATTGGCATCCACCATTTTTATAATGGCTTCATCATCAGACATTTCCTTTACGATAGCTGAGACCTTTTTCAATCCCACAATCTTTGCTGCGTGTAACCTACGATGTCCAGATATCATTTCATAATTTCCGCTCTGATCAGGTCTTACAATTACTGGATTCAGGATGCCATTTTCCCTGATACTATCAACCAAAGTGTCCATCTTTTCATCATCCAGCACCTTAAACGGATGGTTCGGAAACGCATGAATTCTTCCAATCTCTATTTTCTGAGTACCGGCAATCTCCGGTACTCCCAATAATTCATCTACTGACTGTAATTTAATCTTTTCTGCTACTCTGCTTGCCATAATTACTCTGTCTCCTTCAATACTTCCTTAGTTAATGCCATATAAGCAAATGCCACTTTAACCTTTGGATCATAGGAATAGATGCTTCCACCCTCCACACTGACCTCTGATGCCCTGACTGACATCGGTATCTCTGTTCCAAATACCTTTGTTTTTGTTATGATCGTTAATGTTTTTGTGTTTGTGTCATAGTTGTATGCCACATAAATATTCTTTTCTTCAGCTTTGAGTACAAGCTCCAGAATCTCTCTTATTTTGTCTCTGAACATGTTTCTTCCTCCTGAACTCTTCTAAGCTGATCTACCGCCCAGTATGCGGATATCCCAAAGAGGATGTTGAACCAGCCTGGGATGTCCACATATTTCCCTGCAAGGATGCAGAGGGCTATGATTATGTATTGTTTCATAGCTTGTCCTTTCTGCCGCCTTAACCGGCGGCTTTTCTTTCGTAGTTCATATTCAGAAAAAGTTTATCCTGTCTCTGGATGAGCAGACATTTGATTTCTTCTTCTGACATATCACTGGCTTTATGCTGAATTCCATTAATACGGATATTTCTTGTTACCAGTTTTAGTTCTGACATCTTCCTCACCTCTTCTTTATGGTATGGGAAATGATATGTATGGGTTACTGTTTATAAAAATTTAAGCAGTTTGTCGAACGGCCTTTGTTGACTTCTCTTTGTTTCTCTCCTATTCTTGTATTACAGGGTACTGGCATACCCCAGTACATAGGTAATTGCGAAACATGTTCGCAATCCTGATTAAAAAGCGGTAAGAATCCTGCAACTCAGGATTCTTAAGATGAAAAATAGGTGCTTCTAAATTTAGACATAACTAAAAGACTTCCCAGATAAACTGCGAAGAAAAGATTATATGCATATTAATAATCAGGCTATCAAAGGCTTCAAACTCCGAATGTATTGATACTGATGGATCTTATCAGCGACAAGCACAGTAACAAGCTGGATAATTCCTGTAAGAAGTAAATCAGCATGAAGCGTTTTCTCATTCTGGGTCTTACGATCCGCAACGCAGAAACTATCTTTGAAATGGTTGATTGACTTTTCAACATTTACACGGATCTTGTAAGTATCCTCCCATTCCTGTGAGCCGCGTTCTACACCAGGATAGGCACGAAGGTTCTTTTCAGGAAGAAGATGTACATGGATTGTCACAATGACATACGCGACGTTTTGACTTGTCGGCAGGATTGTATTCCCATTTCATTTTTGGACATACAAACTTCATGGTAGGAAGTTTGCTCCGCAAATGGGATTTGCTTCCTTCACGCCGCATCGGAAGTGATGGATCGTGAGGACAGCAGGGAATACCGTTTTCATTGACAGTATAGTCGGCTCCTTCCACAGAAAGCTTTGTTTTTAAAGGGATAAATGCTTTTTGAAAGCCAATTTCTTCAAAGAGGGATTTGTAAATGTTAATGGCATCAAACGCAGCATCTCCAAGAAACGTCTTTGAATTTATTAAAGGATGTTTCTGGAAAAAGTCAATTAAAACTGGAAGAAGCGCTTTCGAATCGGCAAGGGATTTATCCTCATCCGGTTAATCTGATTTCTTCCCTACAACGATATCAGGATGTTTTTTTAGAAAGTCCTTGTTGTAGAAAGTGATGTCACGAACAATACCAAGCCCGTTCGTAATAATGCCAAATTTATAGGCGTAACAGGAATGTCCATTGATGTACATCTGCTGGATTGCCAGATTGGAAGCCGCATGAGTTGGCATAGAGCATAAGCTGCTTGATAAGGATCATAGGAATCATCAAGGTTATGGGATCTTTTGAAAGCCTTTAGCTGCTTGATAATACGGTTGGCATATTTGGGGTTATTTTCTGTAACCCATGCTTCAATGCCAAAGGTATCGAAGATTGTCATGGAAGCAAGGGCAGGATCAAGATTTTGGCAGATCGGTTCGGTCAGATCAACAAGATGATCGAACATAGATTGTAAGTCCGATAAAAAATCCTGTTTGAAACATGTAAATTTGGAACCATCCGGAACAACATCAAAACCGCAGAAATCACGCAGTTCCTGGGAATATTTCAGAAATACGATCAGGAGTGTGTCCGTCGGGATTGAGAAAATACGCTGGATAAGAAGTGCCTTAAGCATTGGATAAAGCTGATGTTTGCGGGTTCTTCCGGTACTGGCGTAAAAATGAGAAATAAAAGAAACAGGAACAATTTCATCAAGGTTAATGGCTTCATCAAAAAGCGAAAAGAACTGGTATTTGTCGTTGTCGAATTTATTTTGGCAATCTTCAAAAATTTCTTCCAAAGTGAGTTGCTTATATGTTATCATGTAGGTATATCTCCTTTAGGTGGATTGGTTGATAGTTTCTCGACAACTCTATTTTACCATAAACCTTGAGGAGATATTTTATTTTTAACAAGAAAAAATGCCGTATTTATGCGGCTTTTGGCGTTTCGCAAACGCCTATTTGATGCTACTGTTTTGAAGGGAGATGTATTTACTCCTTTGAATGACCCTACTATTTTTAACAATTTTAAAATTGTTCATGGCGTCATTACATGGATGGATGAAGATATTGACTGTGCTCCTGAATATACGTATGAAAACAGCTATGCATATCCATCCTTAAAGTCCGCGATTTAATTTAAAAAAGGGGTGATCCCATTGAACTACGAACAGTTACTGACTGCTGCCTATCAGGAAGGATTGTGCGTCAAAGAGCAGCCGCTTACCGGGCATGACGGCCTGATCAGGGCTTATGAAGCAGGATGTGGGAATCTTTATGAGATGGCTGAATATCTGGATGCTACGGAGGAATATTTAAAAGAGGCTATGCAGTGTTACCATGCTAAATACGGTGTATACGCTGTTGTTGATAATTATGTCATTTATTTCGAACCATTTGCGGTGATACATATGATTTCATCAGCAGATTAAAGAACGGAGCTGTTATTACCAGATTCGCTATTGGAAAAATATAAGAATTTTGCTATTGAACAAATATCTCGGATGACGGGGTATCATCAGAAACTAATTGAATTACGTATTCCGAATTAATTCGCTTCGGCGTTTTAATAAAATAAAACATAGGAGGATACCTATATGAAAAAGAAAACGCTTGCTGTATTGTTATCAGCAACACTCGTTACCTCATCCATAACAACAGTATTCGCCAAAGATATTACTGTCACTATTCCAAACTATGCTTCCGATGAAGGTAACTCTAATTTACCAGAAGCAGTGGAAACTGTCACTAATTCTGATGGTTCAATTTCTTACACTCTTGATAAAAAGCAGCAGAAAAAATGGAAGAAAGACTTAAAAAGTAGTTTTGATGATTCTATCAAAGAGATTTTAGATGATGATGAGAACTATCCAAATGTTGAAGATATTACCTATAACGATGATATGACCGAATTTGAAATCAGTCTTGCCTCTTCTGATCTGGCTCCCTCAGAGTATTTTATTGGATTTCTTCCGTTGTTTACAGCGCCAGTTTACCAGCAGGTTAATGGAATTGCAGAAAAGGATGTCGACTATACTCTTGCAGTTAAGGATTCTTCAGATGGTTCCGAAACAACTCAGACTTACGAAGAAAATAAGTCAGACTGGGAATCTTTCAAAGCCTCAATGGGCGGTACTTCCTCAGATGATATGAATAATACGTCCTCTTCCGAAACAAAAGTTGACAAAATTTCATTAACTTCCGATTCTTCCAGTCTTGAATACTCCGGCTTTGAGACTATGCCTTATGAAGATGGATCATCAGACATTTTAGGTATTGTGAAATTTAATTTCACTAATAAAACAGATTCTCCCGATTCCGCAACCAGCTTTTACAATATTAAAGCCTATCAAAATAGTGTTGAGTTAACATGGTATATGGGAAACGGAAATGCCGCATGTGATAACACTTATAAGACTGTACTTAAAGATACATCTATAGAAACAGGATTTGCTTTTATGCTTCAGGATGCAGAAAGTCCAATCACTGTGTATGCTTATGATGGTTTTATGTCTGATTCACCATGTCAGGTGCAAGAAATAGCAATTAAATAAAACAAAACCGCCCCTGCTGGTAACAGGGACGGATCAAGAATCTCCGAAGAGATCCAGTACTTTGGCAAAGATATTGTATCATCTTCGGAGCAGTTGCACAATCAGAACATTTGTGTGGCTGTTATTTTTGTACTTAAAATTACATATTTTATAAAATCGAGGTGATATTTATGAGCAGTAAAGTGGCATGTCTTTACATCCGCGTCTCGACAGAGGACCAAACAGAGTTATCTCCTGATGCGCAGAAACGTCTTTTGCTGGATTATGCTCAGAAGAATGACATGATTGTTTCCGGGGACTTTATCTTTACTGAAAGTGTTTCCGGCCGGCATGCGCAGAAGCGTCCGGAGTTTCAGAAGATGATTGCCCTGGCGAAGCAGCCATCTCATCCTATTGATGTAATCCTGGTATGGAAATTCAGTCGTTTCGCCCGTAACCAGGAAGAGTCTATCGTATACAAGAGTATGCTCAAGAAGGATAATGTAGACGTGATCAGTGTATCTGAACCACTGATTGAGGGACCTTTCGGCAGCCTGATCGAGCGCATCATCGAATGGATGGATGAATACTATTCCATTCGATTGTCGGGTGAGGTCTTGCGTGGCATGAAAGAAAAAGCCCTGCAAAAAGGCTATCAGACGTCTCCCTGTCTTGGCTATACTGCAGTCGGACATGGAAAACCTTATATCATTAATGAAGCTGAATATGCCATTGTCTCTTATATCATGGACCTGTATGATAATCAGAACTTAGATGAGACAGCTATTGCCAGGCGTTGCAATGATCTCGGGTACCGGACAAAACGCGGAAAACTCTTCGAGCGGCGCAGCGTTGACCGGATTCTTGGAAATCCCTTCTATTGCGGAACTGTTGTCTGGAACGGAGTGGAATTTGAAGGAAACCATGAGGTACGTCTTTCCAGGGAACGGTACGAAAAACGTCAGAAGCTGATCACTTCCCGGAAACGTCCGGTCAAGGCACGGAATGTCTCTGCCTGTAAGCACTGGCTATCCGGTCTTTTGAAGTGCTCTGTCTGCGGGGCCACGCTTTCTTACACCGGTAATAATAAGTGTCCTTATTTCCAGTGTTGGAAGTACGCAAAGGGATTTCATAAGACTTCTGTTGCCTTATCGGTCAAAAAGGCTGAAGAAGCTGTGATAAGTTATTTTGATCAGATCTTAGATGGAGCAGAATTTACATATGTATGCAAAAAGAAAAAGACTGATCATTCACTGCAGATCGAACAGTTACAAAGAGAGATCGGTAAGCTCACCATGAGAGAAAGCAGAATCAAAGAGGCTTATGAGGCAGGCGTAGATACTCTGGAAGAATATAAGAATAATAAGGATCGTCTGGTATCAGATCGGTTAGAATTGACTGCTGCCCTTTCACAGCTATTACAGGAAGAACAGGCAGAGCAGACTGACGCAGAAGAAATCTTGAAAGAGATCCGTTCTGTTGCGGATGTCCTGAAGAATCCAGACGTAGGTTATGAAGCAAAGGGAAATCTGATCAGAAGTGTTGTGGAGCAGATCATATATGATAAGG